CTGGCTGGCATACTAGGGATAGGGATTTTACTATTTACAAAGACCAGGTCCGTATTGCGGCAGAAAAGCAACAAGCGGAAAATGAATCAATCAAGAAGCAACAGGAAATAACCACCAAAGGAATCCAAGATGAATATGATGCGAAATTGGCTTTGCTACGTCAGTATTATGCTAACGGGGTGCGCCAGCCAACCAGTACCGGTGCCATGTCCGGCCTTTCCGCAACCGCCAACCTTGCTGATGCAATCGCCGCCTACAATCAACTTGCTTCAGATTGCGCCGCAACAACCTTACAAACAGTAACACTACAAAAGTGGATTACTGAACAAATGAGTATTAAATGAATAATGACCAGTTAGTTGCTTTAGGACTTGACCAGAAATGGTTAGAACCGTTACAGAACACGTTTGATAAGTACGACATTAGTACCTTAGAAAGACAAGCGGCTTTTATAGGGCAATGCCAACATGAATCTAATAATTTTAGAGTATTGGAAGAAAACCTTCATTACACCGCTGATGGACTTATGCGTGTTTGGCCCAGTAGATTTCCTGATAGAAACATGGCTGAACAATATGCGAACAACCCCGAAAAAATAGCCAATAAGGTCTATGCTGGGCGCATGGGCAATACCGAATATGAAGATGGTTGGAAATACCACGGTAGGGGCTTAATACAGCTTACTGGCAAGGATAATTATGCGTTCTGCGGTTCAGCTATTAAACAAGACTTACTGACCTATCCTGAACTGTTAATCCAGCCAGAATGGGCTGTTATGTCGGCGGGATGGTTTTGGAACAAAAAAGGGTTAAATGCCTTGGCTGATTCTAAAGATTACACCGAAATGACTAAAAGAATTAACGGCGGTACCTTGGGTTTAGATGACAGAATTGGTAAAATTAACAACGCATTGAAAATATTAGGGGCATAACATGGCTACAAATTTCACCGTAAAAGGCAAAGTTGGTAAATCACCAAAAGAACATTACATTGTTCTGCGTGAACACGAAAAATCAACTGAAAACGAATTACATCGTTTGGAAGATAAACTTAAAAAACACGAAGAATTGCCAGCATCTAAGGCACATGGGAAATCCCAAAAGGATGCCCCATTGCCTAATATGCGTAAATACTAACGAATACGGGCTACTTTAGCCCTACGTAGTACGTGTTCGTATTGTTCTTTAGCCTGGTCATCTAGGCTACGAAGTGGAAGGTTTTGGTAATACTTCCATTTATCCCTATATTCCTGAAGTTCTGATGGTGGAATCCACCCTTGCAAACGCCAGCGGATTGTAATGTCGGTGCCGGCGGCAGTCCAAATATGTTCATTCATCATGAAATCCTTCATAGTCAGCGGTTAATTTTTCTGCAAATGTAGTTAGATTGGTTTCTACAAAATAAATACCTGAAACCATTCCAGCTTCAAAAGCTTCCCTAAATAATGCTTTTATGTCATCGTCCCCTTTTTCTTCCACAAAGTTTGCGGAATACCAGGTTTCAAATACTTCATTAGCCGCTTTCATAAATGGTACACCCCTATTCTTAGACCGTAAACGTAAACAACTACAACCGCAATTGCCCCACCCAAAAGGCCACCAAGTAAACATTCCTTTAGTGATTTAAGGGTACTTTTTCTTTTTTGAACAGCAACAACTTTGTTGTATTCCTCTTTGTCGCCCCAGCCCTTATCAATCATGCGCTGGCGTTGTTCAAACCTAGCTTGCGCCTGGTAATACCGTTCTGCATCTTTTTCTGATTGCAACATTTCCTACTCCTTATTTAGAAGTTACTTTAAGTGTGATTACTGCGGTGGTTTTTGTGTGTTTAGCAATAAGTTCTGCTGGCACGTTTGCTTCTGCAAATACGGCTTTATTGTCAACGGTCGCACGTTGGGAAAGGGTAACGCAAGCTTTGAACAGATTGCCTTCTACATGGCCTTCTTGTTGCTTGAGTTCGTTTTTGATAACTTCTGCCTGTTTTTCAAGGTCAGCGATTTGGGCCAACAACATACCTAATTGGTCAACTTTGCTTAACTGAATGTCCATTGCTTTCATGATTTTTTCCTTTGTTTAATCACGGCACCGTTGCCGTATTAGTAATTTACTAAAGAAAACTTCACTACGCAACAACTATTTTATTAGGACATACCCTTAGTTGTTAAAAAACAACGGAAGGCGTGAATTTGGCAACTACAAGCTGGTGGGAAGAAATGGGGAAAATTCCCACCTTGTTGCATCCTTCAACGCCCCATTGACCGCCTTATTTATGATTGTTCTTCAACTGCCAAAATTCTAACAGTTTGGTGAACATCAGCCAGTAGCGGTCTAAATCTGCTAAATCGTGTTCTATAAGCTTTACTTGTCCTACGTGGGTACTTGATACAAAAAGATTGGCGCAACGTGCCTGGGGCATATTAAAACCCATGCGGTAAGCCGCTAATTGCATACCGTGTTCTGGGTAAATATCTACCTTAGACAAATCGCCTTCTTTGGTTTTTATATCAACCACTATGCCTGTAAAGACATGATTAGCTTTGACATACAAATCACACTTGCCACCAAATCCTAATTCATGGGCAAATGAATGTTCTGGCAACCAAAGTTGTGGCCCAAAGTAAGCGTTTAAAGCTTCTTCCACGGGTCGGCACATTGGAATGGCTTCTGGTATCAAGTGACCTTCAAAGAACGCCTGAATGGTCGCATGAATGGCCGTGCCACGTTCTGCCGCTAATCTTCCAGTTTGTTTGGAATCTAGCATGACCCTTTCAAGCCATGATTCTTCCGATTCCCCATTTTCTTTAGGAAGCGTTAAAGCACTTAATAAGACCTGTTGTTGCTTCCATTGGTCCAAGCCTGGCCGTGCCGCAACTCCCAATATTGTTGTGACAGATGGACATAGGTTGAGGGTGCGGGCATCACGTAAGGTCGTTCCTCTTTCTTTGCCATTTTTTCCAATGGTTGTATAGGCTGGATTGCCAGACCTGTCATACCAATGTCCACTTTCACTTTGCCGTTCCTTAACTAACATTTTTAGGTTTTCTTCCACGTTTAGGTTTAAATTCATCAGTAGTAATGTCGTAAACAGTTGTTTCTTCAAATTCGACATGGACTGGCGTGTTAACAAATTTGTTACTAAATTCGCCGCACCAATCTTGCTGTGATTTATTTTCTATATGTGGAAAACGCTTGCAAACTCCGTATTGGTCGCTGATTTGCCCAGCGTACCATTTGCAATCAATACATTTCATGATTATCCTAATTGTTGAAGTATTAAATTTCTGTTGTCAGAATCCAACACTTTGTCCGCACATTCCCGAACAATAGCATTGGTAAATGCCGACAAATCTTCCATGTTGAAACCAATTATTTCCTGTTCGTCATCGTACCCAACTTCCTGATGAGTTTTCAAGGTATAGGTTTCAGTCAAAATACATTTAATAGCTGGTTTCATACATTTTCCTTTCTAGAATGGAATATCGTCATCCAATTCTGATTCGCTGGGAACTGATACCGAATGTGGTTCAAAAGTATTTCGGTATTCAGCAGACTTTTTAATCAAGTTTTGCAACCCTTCCGACAACTTGTCGAACTTAGCTTGGTCAAACGGGTCCAGACTAAATATCAACAATTCATTGATACCGGTTGGTTCGCCTAACTTCTTCATAGCGGCCGGTACTTGACTAATGCTTGCAATGTTGGCGTACTTCTTATCGTTGTAATCCGAATGGGTAATCGCCACCATGCAAAACTTTCCAAGCAATACTTCAAGATTAAATCCATCAAGTTCTGCTTGGGTAAATTCTTTGCCCCGCCAAGCTTCTAAATCCTTGCGTAGCGTTGCTTTTTCATCTAGAGAAAGGGTGTATCGCTTGGACACAACCAATGGCTTACCATCATCCATGGCTAATGGATTTCCGTCATTATCTTCACCGTGCAATTCAAACATACAGATGATTTTGCGTTGCATCTTTTTCTTACCCATCCATTCAGTTGTTTGGGTGCCAATATCAATAATGCGATACAGACGTGCCAAAAAGCTTCCTGGGGGTGGAAGTTTGAAATCGGTGCTACCACTACTGTTTTGTTTAGCTACTATCATTTTTTTATCCTTGTCCAAAAATTGTTCCAAATTCATTAAATAATTCCGTCAATACTTGATTCTTTACAGGTTTAGGCTTACCGCAAGCCGCACGAATTACTGCAATATCGTCCGGTGATGCGTAGTCATGTTCAATGTTTTCCAAAGCTTCTTCTAAGCGTTCTTCAAACTCTTGCATTACTTGGGCCATTTCATCCATGTCAACTCCTTTATTTATCACGGCACTATTGCCGTACTTAGGAATTTAAAGTAAACTTTAGCGAAAGTAAAGCAATATTTACCACGTGAGGAAAATAAATGACAGATGCACAAATCATTGACCTATTGGGCAAGCCAGCAAAAGTAGCTAAGTTGTGTGGCGTATCAGTCCAGGCGGTGTGTCAATGGCGTAATAACGACAGTATTCCGTTTGGCCACCTAACAACAATGGCCGCCACAATCGAAAAAGAATCCCATGGTTTAGTCACTAGAAAAACGTTGTTTCCAAACAACTGGTGGTTAATCTGGCCTGAACTAAAAAATATTTGATGTAAACTTGCTGTCCGTTCTTAGCTGGGGATTCACCACCACCAGCGGCTAAGACGAAAGTGCTACTGGGGGAATAAAGGATGTAACAGCACACAAGTCGGTGGCGAAGCTAGTGCCGATTCCTTGAACGACTGGCGGGTTCTGTGGCTCCGAACAGGTAAAACAGTTGAAGGCGAACCAGGTGGGCTAGGTTCGTCCACCAAACGGTAATGTAGCTTT